GTAGTCCATCTACCAGGATGGGCAGAAGTGGGGGTAGTATTGTGAGTGGAAGATGTCGCAGTTGTAACACAGTGATGACTGATGAAGAGCTATGCTACAAGAACCCTATTGATGAACAGTACACGGACCTATGCTTCCGTTGCCTGACATTGAGTGAGGAAGGTGAAGATACGTTCGATGGGCTCTTTGATGAGCATCAGGATGAAAAATGGGAACAGTCGTAGGACACGAACCCTGCCCTAAGTGCAGAAAGGAAGGACATGACAGGACTGGAGATAACCTTGCTCGTTATGCTGACGGCGGTGCTTATTGTTTCAATTGTGGGTATTTCATACTTGCTTCGGGGCTATCGGCGATTGGTAAAGCGACACAAAAAACTGATAAGGCACTTAGCCTACCTGGAGACTGTAGTAGAGAGTTACCAGATGTGGCCAAACAATACCTCAAAAAGTATCAACTAACGGATCATGACATCAAGCTCAATGGCATTATGTACTCGCCGTCTCATGATCGCATTATCTTCCCCATTATCATATCTGACACTCTCGAAGGATGGATCGGACGGGCTATGGACCCTCTCTGTATACCAAAGGTTTACACCAGAGGTAAATTACAGGAAGTTAACTATATTATTGGGAACCTTGCCTCAAGCAGAATCGTTATCGTTGAAGATATTCTATCAGCTATCCGAGTTTCAGGAACATGGGAATTTGCCGCCCTGCCATTGTTCGGGTCACACATCTCAACCCGACGAATGCTTATTCTTGGGAGGTATTATAAGGAAATTGTAGTGTGGCTAGCCAAGGATAAGGAGAAAGAGGCAGTTAAATTCGCACAGAAGATGCGCGATTTTGGGATTAATGCAAGGACGGTCATTAGCGACAACGATCCAAAGGAGTACAGCGATAGCGAGATACTATCTTACTTGACACAATAGGCATTTTATGTTAATTTGTATATACAAATGGAGAATTAATGGAGAAACAAACAGACTTGACGCTGGCTATGTCAATAGCTGAAGAGATCAAGACAACACTACTACCGCAGTATCCTGCTAAGTCACCCAGACAACAGCAACATCTCTGGAAAGCAGCAGGAGGGGGAACATTCAACAACTCGGTTACTGCAATGGCGCTATCCTGTATCAAGGAAGGAATGAATCGAGAAGAGATTCTTGACCTCACCAAAAAGCGTTTAGATAGCACGGTGATCTTGACAAAAGAAAAGTTTTCAATAAAAAACAAGGCAAGGGAAGATCTCCTCTATTACCGAAAAATTCAAAAGGAGTTAGGCCATACTTAATATTATCAAATTACTCCTTAACCACTCTATATATACTAAATACAATATGTACATATATGATATGGTGAAAGGTAACAAAGAAATCCTGTTAATCTACAACTATCTCTGTAAGCTTCATGAGAAGTATATGAGAGATGTTTCAATAACGGAGTTGAGCCTATATGTTCTAGTAAACTGTATGGAAAAAGATAGGGATAACCTCTCTGCCCTACTCAAAGCATTAGACACTGTTGATGAATCCTCTGTTATCTTTGATGACCTCCTGTTAGAGTCCCAACAAAAGCAGCGCGCCTACGATATTGCCCTGCTTGCGCTAGAGGTCTCAGAGGGCCGCAAAGATTATTCTGACCTGTTGGTATCAACAAAAGATTTGAACGCAACCAAGAGCGATTGTGTAGTGTCTGAGAGCATGTTTGTGACCAATGATTTGGAGGTATTGCTAAATGATTCACAAATTACTTCAGGATTGCGCTGGAGACTTAAAGATCTTAACCGCAGTTTGGGAAGTTTGCGAAAAGGAGACTTTGGATTCTTTTTCGCGCGACCAGAGACGGGAAAGACTACTTTTCTTTCATCAGAAATTACATTCTTTGCAGAACAACTTGAACGAGCTTCCAAAACAAGTGGCGATTCTTATGGACCCATCTTATGGTTTAACAACGAAGAGGGTGGGAACAAAGTCCAAATAAAACTGTACCAATCCATGTTAGATGTTACCCTGACGGAACTACATGCTGGTATGGATAAGTACAAAACACAGTACCTAGAAATGGGAGGAAAGCATATTCATGTATACGATTCCGCTGCAATCCATAGAAAACAGGTTGAAATGCTTGCGGAACAGCTTCGCCCAAGTTGCATGGTTTTCGATCAGCTTGACAAGATCAAAGGATTCACAGACGACCGTGAAGACTTGCGACTGGGAGCGATTTATATCTGGGCTAGAGAACTTGCAAAAGGATACTGCCCTGTTATTGGAGTCAGCCAAAGCGATGCAACAGGAGAAGGAAAAAAATGGTTAAACATGGACAACGTGGCTAATGCCAAGACTGCTAAGCAAGCAGAGGCTGACTTCCTTGTAGGCATTGGCAAGACACACAATGTAGCAGAGGAGGAGGAGCGCTTCTTCTCTATCTGTAAAAACAAACTGATTGGCGACATGGATTCTGTCCCTGCAATGAGGCATGGCAAGATCGTCGCTAGAATTATCCCAGAGAGGGGTCGATATGGAGATATGTAATGTTATTCAAACGCCTTGGTATTAATGCTATTGCCCGGGTCATTCGTAATGCCGAAATTAGCAAGGCCAACAAGCAAATACTGACCCGTGAACTTGTCAAGCTCTTTGCTGAAGACAACCCTCTGTTTGACGAGGCACGGTTCCGGCAACTATGTAGCGGTAAACTAACAGCAGATCCACTATATGCATGGAGGGAGAAAGCACAATGAGTCGCTATGATATTCCTGTTAATTTCACTGTTGCTGCTGAAACAGAAGAAAATGCAGTAACACAAGTTCTAGCTTTCCTTAAGATGGCTAAGCTGGACTTTGGACTAACATTTGACGTAAGGGATTATGAGCTTGTGGAATTTATTGCTGAGGAAGGTAGTAACGTTTGACGTAGAAACCTCTACAGTCAATAAGGGAAATCCCTATACAGTAGCCGGTAAGCTGGTTACTATACAAACAAAGGTAAATGATGAAAAAACTAACGTCTTTCGTGAAGGAACTTGGGAAGGATCTCTGGGAGAACTGGCTGATGCTAGTATTGTTGTCGGCTCTAATCTCAAATTTGATCTTGGTTGGATTAAGCGTGAGTGTGGCTGCGAGGTAAAATCTGTTTGGGACATCCAGTTAGCTGAGTACATAATCAGTCGACAGGAGTGGAAGTACCCTGACCTAGCCAGTATGTGCCTCAAGTACGGTATTGGCATCAAGCCTGATAACATTAAGCTTGACTATTGGGATAAGGGTATTGACACAGCAGACATTCCTCATGATGTATTAGATGCATATGGCATATCTGATGTTGAAAACACCTACAAAATTTTCCTGAAGCAAGTGGAGTATTTCCAAAACGAGGGAAAATCGCTGTTCAAGCTATTCCGTTTGCATTGTAATGACCTCCTCGTACTACTTGACATGGAATATAATGGCATTATGTACGATGTTGAGGCCTCTTTAGCAGAAGTCAAGCGTATTGAAGAAGAAAAGAAGGTCATTGAGGAGAAGATTTATGCCTACACTCGGGGAGTTCCTATCAATCTTAACAGTGGCGACCACAAGTCAGTGCTACTTTACGGCGGCACTATTACGCTTGAGCGTCGAGTACCAGTTGGCTTCTATAAAACAGGGGCTAAGATGGGACAACCGAGGTACTCTGTTCTATTAGATGAGTTCCATTTCGATAGACTGATTGAGCCCCTCAAGAACTCGGAGCTAGCTAAGGACGGATACTTCTCTACTGATGAGCCCACATTGACGGCTCTTCCAGCGAGAGGGTCGGTCAAGAAGCTCATCACCCTGTTCCTTGAACGCAGCAAGATGGAAAAACTTATCGGTACATACTTGACAGGGTATCCTAATGTGATTGAGAAAAACGGGTGGAACCCGGGTGTAATACACACATCTTTGAACCAATGTCAAGCTATTACTGGTAGATTGTCAAGTACTAAACCTAACCTACAGAACACGCCTAAGGAGGCGAAGAAGTTCTGCATATCGAGGTACTAAATGATTGTAAACGTTGATGCCAAGGCCCTTGAGTGGTGCACTGAGCTATTCCTAAGCCAAGACAAGGTTGGCATTGACGAATGGCAAGGAGTAGTAGATGACCCAACAAAGAATGACATCCACAGAGCCAACCAAGCGGCCTTCAACCTTCCGTCTCGCCTCATTGCTAAGGTATTCTTGTTCCGCTGGATCTATCGAGGGACAGCCTACGCCTACTCAATGGACAACGATTTTAAGGGAGTTAGTAGGAAGGTTGACTTCTGGCAGGAGGTAATTGACAGGTACTACGACAAGTATAAGGGGATCTATGATCTCCACATGAACTTAATTAAGGAGGCAAAGTTTAATGGTGTAATCACAAGTCCTTTCGGCAGGTCATACAACTACGCACCCAAGATGAATAAGCGGGGCGAGATGGTATGGTCTGAACCAGACATTACAAACTACATTAACCAAGGGTTAGGCGCAGATGTAATGGCAGTAGCTAGGGTAGTCATCAGACAACGCATGAAGCGTGAAGGTCTGAAGTCTAAACTAATCCTCACTGTACACGACTCTGTTGTTGCAGACTGTCCTGATGTAGAAGTGAAAGCTGTTGCGTCCCTTTTTGATTCTACGTTTAGGGAGTTACCAAAGCTTATTACTCAGGCAACTGGTGTGGAATGGAATGTGCCCATGATGGGTGAAGTATCAGTAGGTCCCAATATGTTAGAGTTAACTGAAGTACAAATCTAAAGGAAAAAATATGTCCACAATGGTCATTCGTATTATTGATGTTGAAGAGTCTGAAGCAACCAGCAAGGCAGGCAAGCCTTACAAAGTCCTTGACATTTCGTTCAAGAACCAGACGTTTGAAGACAAGATTGAAGCCAAGAAGCACAACCAGTATGGTGATAAGACTGTATATGCTACCCTCAAGGCAGCTAAGAAGGGTGATGTCTTTACCATCCTGCGTCAGAAGGATGATGCAGGGTACTGGCAGTGGATTGGAATTGAACAAGGGGAGAACACACCTATGGCAGCACCAGCAAAGGCAGCAGGCGAGCAGCAGTAGCAGCAACCCCAGCACCTAAGAGTAACTTTGAGACTCCAGAAGAGCGTGCTAAGAAGCAGGTATATATCATCAAGCAGTCCTGTCTTGGCTATGCTATTGACAGCCTCAAGACTGACAAGAAGAATCCTACTCCTGAGGAGGTCACGCATCTCGCACAATTCTATGTAGACTACGTTCTTGGTGTCAACACTGACGCTGATAAGAAGCTACCAGAGATCAACGACGACGACGTACCTTACTAAGATTAATGGGTGTGGTAAGCCAAAGGGTATAGGCATCCTGACAAGGGAATCTGATAGGCGGTTCGAGTCCGTCACCACACCCACCTAAAGGAGCAGCAATGCGAGCATTAATTGATGGTGATATTGTAGCGTACCGCTGTGCCGCTTCTGTAAAGGAGGATGAGCCTGTTGAGTTGGTAATCAATCGAATTGATAACCTGATGCAGCAGATCCTTGATGACACAGAGGCAACAGAGTTTGAGTTCTACATTAAAGGTGAGCAGAATTTCCGATACAAACTTAACCCTGATTACAAGGCTAATCGCACACAACCAAAGCCTTTCCATTTGGAATCCGCGTACCAATACGTCACAGAATGTTGGAACGCAATTCCATCTGGCATTTACGAGAGCGATGATCTATTAGGTATCCAACAACGCTCTGACAGCATCATCTGTTCTATCGATAAAGATCTCCTGATGATCCCCGGAATGCACTGGAACTTTGTCAAGCTTGAGAAGCAACGTGTGTCCTACATGGATGGTATCAGGAAGTTCTGGATGCAGATGATGATCGGTGACACCAGTGATAACATCCACGGCATCGCAGGTATCGGACCCAAGAAAGCAGAGAAGCTTATTGGCTGGCTTGATGATGAGCAGGAGATGTGTGACATAGTGTATGAAAAATACAACGATCCCCAACGGTTCGTGATGAATGCGAACTGCCTGTGGATTCTACAACGAGAGGAAGGTATATGGGCAAACCAACACAACTTGACTTTAACAAAGGAATGTCAACAAGAGGTGGAAGCCGCATTAGAATATATGAAGTCTTTGAATCTGATTACATCAACGGGGCGTGGTACGATGAAGAACGAGACGTTTGGTACCCTTGTCAATGGGGATGGGATGGACTCTATGCTAGCAAAGCAAGCAGCTTGGACCTCATCAATGGAACCCCCAAGCGATACCCAGATCTCCACGTCGCATGACAGCTAAGAGACGCTCACGATTGGAGGAAAGGTTCGAGGTACTGCTGAAGGAGTTCGACGTTCCTTACGAGTACGAAGTAACCAAGATCCCATACACTGTACCGGAATCCAAGCACACCTACACGGTGGACTGGACGCTAGTGAATGGCCTCCTGATCGAAACCAAAGGCTATCTTAGTGACTACGCTGAAAGGCGCAAGTATGTGCTGCTCAAAGAACAACACCCAGATCTGGATCTGCGGTTCGTCTTTGACAACCCTAACAAGTTATGTGGAGGTACTAAGATGTCGCACGCTAAGTGGGCAGAGAAGTATGGCTTCAAGTTCTGTAGCATGAAGGACACAACACAAATCCAAAGCTGGATAAAGGAAAATGATGCGAGTATTAGTAGCATGTGAATATAGTGGGGTAGTTCGTGAAGCTTTTCGTAAACGAGGCCACTCTGCTTGGTCGTGTGATCTATTAGAATCTGAAGATGATTCTGAATATCATATTCAAGGTAACGTTCTTGACATTCTAAACGATGATTGGGATTTAATGATTGCCCATCCACCCTGTACACATTTAGCAGTTAGTGGTGCACGATGGTTTAAAGATAAACAAGAAGAACAAAAGAATGCTTTGTATTTTGTTAATGAACTTCTTAATGCTTCTATTGATAAGATCTGTTTAGAAAATCCCGTATCAATTATTTCATCAAGGATTAGAAAGCCAGATCAGATTATCCAGCCTTGGCAATTTGGACATGGAGAAACTAAAGCTACCTGCTTATGGCTAAAAAACTTACCCAAACTAACACCAACAAATATTGTAGAAGGAAGAGAGGCCCGTGTGCATAAGATGCCACCATCACCTAATCGTTGGAAAGAACGCAGTCGTACCTATAAAGGCATTGCAGATGCGTTTGCGGAGCAGTGGGGATGACTTGTCACTTGATCATTCCCGACACACAGGTTAAGTACGGCGAGAGCTACGACTACCTGACATACATCGGTAAGTATATCGTAGAGAAGAAACCAGATGTAGTCATCCACTTAGGTGACTTCGCAGATATGGAGAGCCTAAGTAGTTATGATGTTGGTAAGAAAAGCTTTGAAGGTAAGCGATATGTTAAGGACATTGGAGCAGCGCACCATGCTATGGATCATCTGCTTGCTCCTATACATGAAGCAAACCAACGTGCTAAGAAGAATAAAGAGAAGCAGTACAAACCTAGATACATTCTGACATTAGGTAATCATGAACACAGAATCAACAGAGCAATCGAGAATGACCCTAAGCTCGAAGGACTTATCAAGACAGGAGACCTTCCGTATAAAGATTGGGAGGTTCACCCTTTCCTCAATCCAGTGGTTGTGGATGGTGTTGCATATTGTCATTACTTTCCAACTGGCGTCATGGGGAGACCCACTACTACTGCTAGTGCTATGGTTGGGAAACTCCACATGTCTTGTATTGCTGGACACCAGCAAGGACGGCAGGTGGCTTACGGAAAAAGGCCCGATGGCTCTAACATTACTTGCATCATTGCCGGTAGTTGTTATGAGCATGATGAAGGTTATCTAGACCACCAAACAAACAAACACTGGCGAGGCATCATCATGCTACACGAGGTACAGGATGGTAGCTTTGACGAGATGTTCGTATCACTTAAATATCTAAGGACTAAATATGGAACAGGCACCTAAGCATTACGGAGACACTATGTTAATGGATCTCCTGATTGAAAAAGACGTACCCTTTGCAGAGGGTAACATCATGAAGTATGTATATCGTTGGCGTGAGAAGGATGGCGTACACGATCTACACAAGGCTCAGATTTATCTTAACGCTCTAATTGCTCACGAGGAACTTAACTGTGCAGGCTAATGACTATCAAGAAAAGGCAATGGCAACGGCGATCTACCCGGAAGCTGGTAGTGGGTCTGATATGGAGATTTTCTATCTGGCTCTGGGAATTACTAGTGAGGCTGGTGAGGTCGCAGGGAAGGTAAAGAAGTATATCCGTGACGGCAAGCTTGACCCCGGTGCGATTGCTTATGAGCTAGGCGACGTAGCGTGGTACCTAGCACGACTGGCTGATGCCATGGGCTACACGTTTGAAGACATTCTACAAATCAACTACAGTAAACTTACAAAGAGGAAAGAAGATGGAGTCCTTAAAGGCGATGGAGATTACCGCACTGCGCCCCAAGACAGTCAACCACGAGAACAGTCTGTTGTGGGCCAGCTTGAAGCAATCCATGGAGACCAACGCGGAGCTACGTGCGGCGCTAGTGGATGCTGCTGAAGTAATCACCAAACAAACAGCTCTGATTGAGGAGCTACAGCACAGGTACTATGTATGAAAGTAGAACTCTTAAGGATCACAGATGATTCTCTCAATTTTATTGGCGATTGTGCTGGCATTTGCTATAACTCTAAGCGGGATGTTCGTTCTAATACCAAGCGTGCTATTAGCTGCAGGGATAAGGGGCATCTTGCTACCCTTCGGTTTGCACATGCTACTTTCCACGTGTCTGGCATTAGCCGGATTTGCTCTCATCAGTTCGTAAGATCTAAACACCTAGACTTTTTGCAAAGGAGTCAGCGTTATTGTGAAGAAGACATTCCACAACATGTATATCCCGGTACAAAAATGGATACAAGAATTAGTTCTGCATACCAAAGTGCATACGCAGTATACCAAGAACTCATTGCAGCAGGGGTTAAGAAAGAAGATGCACGCTTTGTCCTACCAGAAGGTACGTGTACTGAACTGGTGGTCACGGGGAACTTTCAAGCGTGGCTCGACTTTATCAAACTTCGGGCAGACGTACATGCTCAATGGGAAATCCGCGCTGTTGCCAAAGCAATCAACAATGAACTCGCCAAACATGCAGACGGGTTGTTTAACTGGATGCCGTGATGCTAACCATTGAGAACCTAAAGGAGAAACTAATGTGGGAGGATACAGATGAAATACTTGACCTTCTGGATCTATCAGTGGCCGAGATGGTTGATTATCTCACCGATGAAGTCGAAGCACATCAAGACAAACTACGAGAATACTACGATGAAGATCCCGAGGACATGGGTGGGGAAGAAGAACCCGACTAATCCTGACAACAAACTGAAGCATGAAAACAGGGCGGTTAAAAAGTGCATCCTTGCACACATAAAAGAACAAGACCGCCTCCAACAAATAAAGGAATACAATGCAAGTACAACGATTCAAGAACAGTTTTGCCGAGACGATCTTCAGGACTAAGTATGCGCAGGGTCCAGAAGATACTTGGGATGCTCTTGCTGAGCGTGTGGTGGATGATGTATGTGGCACTCGTCGCGGTACTGATCGTGATCTGATGTCAAAGGAAGACCAAGCACAGCTTGCCGAGTACATCAAGGAGATGAAGTTCATCCCGGGTGGCCGGTACCTGTGGTATGGTGGTCGTGATAACAGTTACTTTAACAATTGCTTTCTGCTACGAGCAGAGGAAGATACGAGGGAAGAATGGGCAGCACTAACACAGCGGGCAGTGAGTTGCCTAATGACTGGGGGTGGCATTGGGATCGACTATTCTATTCTCCGTCCTGCCGGGAAGCCGCTACGTCGTACTGGTGGATTGTCCAGCGGTCCCATTCCACTGATGCAGATGATAAACGAAGTTGGGCGCGGGGTGATGCAAGGTGGCTCACGAAGGTCCGCAATCTACGCAAGTCTCAACTGGCTGCACGAGGATATTCCCCTTTTCTTGACCGCGAAGAACTGGCCTGATCACATCAAGGAACTGAAGGCAAAGGACTTTAACTTCCCTGCTAACCTTGACATGACTAACATCTCTGTCAACTACGATGACAAGTGGCTGTACCATCATGAACGGCACAAGCTACACACCTTCCAAGAAAATGTGCGTCAGGCTATGATGACAGGGGAGCCTGGCTTTAGCTTTAACTTTGGAGCGAAACAAAATGAAACCCTTCGCAACGCTTGTACAGAAGTTACGTCTGAAGATGACTCTGACGTATGCAATCTTGGCTCAGTCAATCTCTCTAATATCAGCAGTCTGGAAGAGTTCAAGCACGTCGTTGAACTTGGCTCCAAATTTCTGGTTTGCGGAACGCTGCGGGCCGATCTTCCCTATGACAAGGTATATAAAGTACGGGAAAAGAACCGTCGTCTTGGACTCGGCCTTATGGGTATCCATGCGTGGCTCCTCCAACGGAAGGCGCGGTACGAAGT